CTTGGTTGCGTAAACACCTGGCGTGCGATTCATAATTTCTGGGAATTCTTGATTACCAGTCTTTAATGAAATCTCAGATGGTCTGATAGTTGATACAGCTACTGGGGTTTCCCTTACCTTAGCAATATCAATCACACCTGATGTTACTACTACTTCACTCAATGTATTTCTACTTGATATTAAAGTGTATGTAGTTCCATTCGTTAGTGTTCCTACTAAATTTTCGTATCCCAAAAATGAGATAACGATTTCACTACCTTCCGCAGCATCCACCGTAAAGTTACCTTCAAAATCAGAGATAGCTCCGATTGTGGTACCCTTTACAACAATTGCTGCTCCCGGTAATGGTTCATTTGTTCCAACTTCCACTACCTTACCAGTAGTTTGGCCGAATGAGGTTAATGTGGTCAGTACCATCATTACCCCAACTAAAATTTGCTTCATAATTAAATTTGTTTTGTTCATTTTATTATAACCCAATACAGCTCAAATGTGAGTTGTATCTTTTAATTGGTTACAAATATACAAAGAAATATTGAGCTAACCAAATTTTTTTAAGAAAACTTTAACCATTGTTAATAACTTTTAAAAAAATATTAGATAAAGCTTGTTTATTTAAAAAATTATTTGTATATTTGTAATGTTTACACTATATAATAGTGTAAAAAATATTGTTATATGGAATTAAGACCCAATCAAATTGAACCAGTAAGGTTAGGTATTGAGTATTTCGATGAAAAGAAGCCAGTACCATCAATAATTGTTGCACCTACCGCATTTGGTAAGTCAATTGTTATTGCCGCAATCGCTAAGGGAGTGGGTGAGAAGTTGTTAGTGATACAACCATCTAAAGAATTGTTGGAGCAAAACTATTCTAAATTTATTAATTTAGGTGGGGAGGCTTCCATATATTCAGCTTCAATGGGTGAAAAGGAGATTGGTAATGTTACATATGCAACAATCGGTTCAATCGTTAACATTGCTTCTAAGTTCAAAGAATATGGGATTACAAAGGTTATAATTGATGAGTGTGATAGATTCCCCAGAGAACCAAACGGAATGCTTAGGCGTTTCCTAAAGGGTGCTGGTATCGTTCATACGTTGGGTTTAACTGCTACACCTCTGAAATTACAAACCAATATGGGACAGGATGGTAGACCTTTCTCTAAATTAGTAATGTTAACCTCTCGTTCTAAGAAAGGTATCTTTTTTAAGAAGATTATTTACGTTGCCCAAATTCAAGAAATGGTTGAGTTGGGATTTTGGAGTAAGCTGGAATATCAATCTTATGATTTCAATACTGGTGATTTAGTTTATAATACTACTGGTGCTGAATATTCCAACTCATCTATTAAGAAAGCATATAAAAACCAGAAAATCGGTGATAAGATTGCTAAAAAGGTGGAAGAACTATACAATAGAAAGTCAATCCTTATAGCTGTACCCACAATTGATGAAGCTATTGAACTAACAAAGAAGATTCCAAGTTGTAAAGCGGTATATTCTGATATGCATCCGCAGGAGAGAAACGAAATTATTGAAGATTTCAAAGCTGGTAGATTGAGATGTATTGCACAAGTTAATATTTTAACAGTTGGATTTGATTACCCAGAGTTAGATTGTATTATTACTGGTAGACCAACCGCATCTCTGAGTTGGTGGTATCAGTTTGTTGGTAGGGTTACCCGTATCCACCCTAACAAATCCGAAGGATTGGTTGTTGATTTTGTAGGAGCCGTACCTAAATTTGGTAAGGTAGAAGATATCTACTTTAAAGATGAAGGTACAATGTGGAAAATGTATGGAGAAGGTAAGAAACTCCTTACTGGGATTCCTATTCAAGAGATTGGATTACATATAGAAGGTGAGAAATCTCCACATGAAAAAGCTGCTGAAGGTGGTAAAGTTTTAATGCCTTTTGGAAAGTTTGCTGGTAGAGAGGTTAGAGAAATTCCTGCATCATATAGAGATTGGATGTTAACTAATTTTAATTGGACACCATTTAATCAAAAAATCAAAGATGAAATTTTAAGATTAAAATCCATTGGTATTTAATACTTAGTTATACTTATATAAAAACTCATTGATTAGTATCTTTTACTCAATGATTCCAATCGTTATCTCAACATAGTCTACATTATTAAGTTATTCAATTGTTACTTTAACAAAAAAGTATCATTACATGAGTGCTTTAAAGTTTATAGGAATTTATCTATTCCTATTATGTGGGATTATTCATCAATCCCATTCACAAGAAATTAAAATAGGGGAAGTTACTAACGAAATTCGATTAGGTCCTTTCGCTGGTAATTCTAATCTTTCTATGGGAGTTCGTAATATATTAGAAGAACTCTTAATAGATTTAGATTATGATTTATGGGATGGTGCAGATACTCAAATTAATATTCGTTTAGTCTTTTTTGATGTAAAGAATATTGGAAAAAGTATTGGTATCTATCATAACAAAGTTTCAGCAACTCAAATTATAGCAATTGGAGAACTCCAAGAAGGAAAAAAAGTAAAGAAGAGAGTTACGAAAAAGGGAGTGAGTAAGGAGATATCAAACTCAACACTCGTAGTTGCATCCGATGGTAGTTTTAACCAACAAACTGCCTCCAGTGCTTTAAAGAAAGTATTGGTTCAAATAGTTGAGGATTTACTATGAAAAAAATTTTAACTCTTTTAGTATGTGTACTAAGTACACTAAGTGTGTACTCACAAGAAATTAATATATCGTTAGATTATGCAGGGTTGATTAACGAACCTGTGCAAGGAGAAACAACACCAGTTACCGATTTGGAAATTGGTGATGAGTTTTATTTAGATATCACAATTGGTAATACCGATAACTCAGAAAGAATAGTGACTTATGCTGATATTTGGTTAACCTTTAAAAATGATGCATTTGAATATTTGGGAGTTGATAATCCAAATACTAATGGTAACTGGTACACCAATCAATGGCCTTCATCTTATATCTTTCATAATTCAACTACCGCAGATGTAGATGATTTATATGGACAATATTACACCGACCATTATTGGGAATATGTAGGAGATGAAAACTCAGATGATGCTCCGATGGTAATAACTTCACAAACAACAGGTGAATTGGATGGTGTTGTGGCAAGATTAAAGTTTAGGTATAAGCAAGTTCCAAACGGATTTGATTTTAATCAATCTACTATGCTAAGAAAGGCATCGGTTAGAGATAATACTACTTCATATAACTTTACAAGTATTACCGCATTTCCAAATCAATCATTTGATAATGTTCCACCATCTACAACTGTGAGTGCACAATTCAAAGTCTTATTTCCTGCTAGTTTAGACCCAATACTATTTGATGGTGGGTTATATACACCAGACCCAAATGAACCAAATAGTTGGTATCAGCCACAATATGCAACATATGGAAATCTATCTTCAACTGGAACATTGGATATTACTCAAGGTTTTAATAGAACTGATGATTTTGCGGTAATTGTAAATTGGGATGGTTATGTAGTTGATACTGAAAATGGTGATTACACAATTCCATTCTCAGAACAATATGATGAGATTGTAACTATATCAGATGTTGCCCTTGCTTTCGCTGAATTAAACAATGGTGGTATTGGTGGTAACGAAGTTGGAAATGAATTCAACTATGGTGTTCAATTTATGAATGCTGATGTTAACCAAGATGGTACATTCAATTCCGATGATACCTATCAGATGTTATTGCATGTAATTGAGGGTACGAGTTATTTAACAGACCCAGAAGCTATGGTTTATGCATCTAAGTTCTATCCAAAAGCACAATATGATACGATAACAAATGAAAACTATCCTCAAATTGTAAATGGAACTACATTGATGACGGAGTTGGATAATAAGGATAACACCACATTACAATTTGATTTTGAAACAGCAATAACTTGGAGAGGTGATGTAAATCTATCACACTCTACCGAACCCGATGTTAGTGGAGCAGACCCTGCTGCGGCTCAACAAGCTAAAGAGTTTATTCCATCATATGCTAAGGCAACCAATAAAGAGGAAAGGCAGATATCTACTACATTAGTTACTGAATTAGTGGATGGTAAAGTTGTAGTAACGATTACAATGGAACCAGGTACTCAAAAGGTGATTGGTGCACAATATAAACTTGGGTTTGATTCAAATCGATTAGTATTTGATGATATCAATTTTAAAACAAATAACACATCTACTAACTTTAGTAATCTAAAAGGTAATAATATTAATATTGGGTCATTAGTACAAATTCAAAATCAATTTTTGGATTCATCAACAAAGTACACCTTAACATTTACACCAACAATCCAGTTACAAAACACATTAGGATTGGTTATTCTTTCAACAACTGATGCGGTTAACGCAAGAGGTGAACAACTTAAAATGAATATAGAATAATGAAAAAGATATTTTACATATTACCACTTTTATTAGTGTTTGGATGTACTGCTGATTTGATGGAGGTTGAACCATATGGTAACGATACTGAATTACATATGGATATTTTCGAAGTACAAAATACAGTTGTAAGTGATGGGGATGAGTTTATTATAAACTTCGATTCTAATGGTGAATATACATTATCTTTAATAGATGATTTTACTAACATAACTTACACAAATGAAAAAGTTAATGGTAAAGCTGGTGTGAATTCATTACAAATTTACACTAAAGCATTACCTAAAGGGAGTTACAAATTTTTGGTTAAAGATAACCAAAGCAAAATCATTAAACAAACAATTATAAAATTATGAGTAAAGAAGCAGAAAACAATGGTGGATTCTTTTCAAACATGAAGAATCAAATTGCAACTGGTGCTGGAGTTATCTTAACTGGTATCGGTACAATGTTTATGGATGAGGTAAAAACGTTCATTGGTATTGCGGATGAAGAAGATGAGAAAACTGAGCAGGTTGAGGTTAAGGCTGAACAAAATCAATCAGTTAATGTAACTGGACCTGAAATTATCATCAATATTCCAGAACAAAAACCAACAGAAACTAAAACAATTATTAAAGAAGTTCCGGTTAAGAGGAAAAAAGAAAAAGAGGAAGAAATAGATTGGTAAATCAATTAAATTAAATTATATGAAAAAGTTTTTAAAATGGTGGAGAGTGTGGGGTCAAATATGGGGTTTCGTACTTCACATAACTTTACTGAATTTTATATTGTTAAATGATAATATTCAATCGTATGCAAAAGATAATGAGTGGGTTGGTATTGGATGGATAGTATTGTTTTTTGGCGGAGCTATTTGGTATGCGTGGCAAAGTAAATTATATGGATGGAGATTACCAAAAGATATTAAAGAAACACATTAAATATAAACAAAAAATGAAAAAATTATTACTATTATTGATATGTGTATTTCTAACACAAATCACCTTTTCACAAGTAGGAAGTATAAAAGCAGAAGAATATGTTGCAGAATTTGAAAAGAAAAAATCTATCGATGATGTTTCCGATTATGATGGGGATATGTTACCTGTTGCATTGCTCGATGTAGGTATCTCAGATGAGTTGTACGGAACTTATCCAGAGTTAAGGGATGGTAGAGTAGGATTGGGATTAACTAACATTGTAATCGAATATTTGGATTGGACAAATAGATTTGAGTTTGTAGAAGAAAAATCTACAATTAAAGATAGAATGAAATCACAATGGGTTGCATCTCGTAAGGGTGTATCTGAAAATAAAGTATATGGTGTGGGTAAGATTACTCTTGCTGAATACTTTGTAACGATTGAGATTTACGATTTCTCAGTTTCAGAAGATGAGGTACTTTCTCTTAAAGACGGTTCTAAACAAACTTCTACAACTCGATTAGGATTGCAAGTTCGTTTTACTGATGCTGAGACTGGTAGATACTTAGTGGGGTCTGGTTTAGGGGATGCTAAGACTGTTAAAACTCAAGAAGGTTTAATTGGTTTAGATGTGGATGAAATCGCATTTAGAGAATCAGGTATAGGAGTTGCTACTCGTAAAGCATTGGAAACTGCTTCAGCGAGAATTGTGGCAAGAATGATTAAGAAGGGTATCTTCGAAAACTAATGAATGAAAAAACTTCTTATAATATTATTTCTGATTATAAGTGGTTCAACTTATGCACAAACAACCTTTACTCAAACATTTGTAGATAGATGTACGGGAGAAGTAAAGGTTGTTACTGCTAACTTTGTAAATGGTTCGGCTACTGTAGCATTTTATAATAAGATACGAACCTTTACTTATACGGAATTTACAAATGGTACATTAAACCAATGGTTGATTGAAACTTACGAATGGTGGAATACATTATCACCATGTTCTCAATCAACTCAACAAGCACAACAAGCACAACAAACAGCCCAAAATGCTACTCAGGCGGCATCTACGGCATCTACTGCTGCTTCAACTGCTACATCCGCAACAAATGGAGGGACAACAAATGCAACAAATCAAACAACAAATGAGGTTACTTCTACTGAGGGTACTGATACTAATTCATCAAATTCAACTGAATCTAATGAGAGTGAAGGTAAATCAACGGAGAGTGAAGGAGGCGATGGTGAATCAACAAATGAAGAATCATCGGAAGAAGGAACTGATGATGAGAATAGTTCAGATGATGGAGATGGAGAAGAATCTGAAGAAGTAGAAGAAGAAAAGAAAAAGAAGAAAACTGAAATGTTACCAATTCAACTCAGAGCAGATATGATGGTTAATCAAGCTCTATTAGGTAACTATGATGCGGTAATATCATTTGGGGTAACCCAATCCTCAATCTTTGGAGATGTAACCTATGGAGCAACTGCTATGATTTATTCTAATCTAAAACAATTTGCTCTTAATGGTTCTTATACCAAAGTTCACATGCAGAAATTTAATGTATCTCAATTAATACATCAAGACCATTCACATTATGCAAAGGGTAGTGTTGTAACTACAAAAGACCCAATAACACCACCTCAACCTAAAGTATCATCAATTACATCCGCAAGTGTGGGATATATGAATAACTTTGGTAATGGTACAATTGTTGCTTCGGTAAACAAATTAAAACCAATGGGTAAGTGGGGAACAGCTGGAGTTGGTATAAGTATGGTAAATATGTTTAGTGAGGGTAAGTATCAAATGACAATGTTAGGATATAACTTACTTTATACGAATATGGTTATGATATCACCTAGAATACAATATACACCTGCATTCATTTGGACACAATCACCATATATGGGTAGGTTTGATTTACAAAATCAACTGAAGGGAACTCGGATAGATGGAATGGTGATTCTTGCAAATTCATTCACATTACAATTAACAAAAAGGTTCTCAGTTAATGTGGGAGCAACATTTATTAAATCTACAAACCCAATCATACCACTTATCAAATCTTTTATGATAGGTACAAAACTACCTTTTTAGATATTTATATAAAATAAAGAAATCACAATGAAAGAATACGCAGTACAAAAACAATTAGTAGCAGTTGATACAAACGCTGGAGACCCTAATTGGGCTAAAAGACAAATATGGGTTTATAAACTAAACGCAGAAGATACGTTAGATGAATATGATACTATTGAAGAAGCTCAATCTAAAAGAGATGAGTTGGATAATGAGGACCCATCTGCAAGAGTTTATAGAGTAGTAAGAAGAATTGATAAATTCTCTTATGAAGTGCTTTAGTTGTCTTGTCTAAATTTTTATTTTAATTTATTTCTTATAAACAGTTTAAACAGTGTCTTGTCTTGCACCGTGTCTCTGTTGTCTGAAGATTCAAAAATAAAAAATGTATCTGAACCAACAATCGTTTCTGATTGAAGTTTGGAAGCGTTTAAACTCATAGCTTCACCTTAGAGTATGTTATTTCAGTATATATAGATATACCCCAGTTTCCCCAAACGATAAAAAAAAATCAAATAATTTCACATTTAGTAAATTTAGTTGAAAAGGCTTGGAACTCTCAATTATTTTTTGTATATTTGTTCATAAACATTAAATAGTATGAGCGAAGAAACACCACAATACGGAGAATCCGCAGTTGAATTTTGTGAGAGAATGTATCCCAACACAACGGATGAATTCAAAAAGATTCAAGAAGAAATGTATATCACCTTTTGTAAGAAGCAAAGGAACTACGGACCTGGTAACATTTCAGTAGGAACTCCATTGGAAACTGATGATGATGTGAAACTATCCTTAACTGGTTTATGGTTTCGTATCAACGATAAAGTGCAACGATTAAAACAATTGGTAGTATTAGGACAGCCCGATGAAGTGGGTGAATCAATCCAAGATACTTATGAAGATTTATCAGTATATGGTATCATCGCACAAATTGTTCAACGAGGAAAATGGGCAAAATAAAATTTGAAATATGTTCAGTATGGGGGCAGATGTATATCTTACCCTTTGTGAAGTTAACACACAATAGAAATCTGAATGGTGATTTAGAACTCATCATTGGTTGGTTAAACAAAGAATTAGTAATAGGAATTTAGTTATGAGAATCTGGCACATATCAGATACACACACTTATCACAATTTGTTGGAAGTTCCAGCAAATATTGATATGGTGATTTTTAGTGGGGATTGTTCTAATCCAAGAGACCCTTATAACAACGAAGTTGAGGTAAGAGGTTTTATTGATTGGTATCGTACACTAAAGATTCCGTATAAGATTTTTGTTGCCGGAAATCACGATACTTCTATTGAAAACAAATTCGTAACCTCAGAAGATTTCGCAAGACACAATATCCTCTACTTAGAAAACGAAGATGTTATCATTGATGGAATTAAAATCTTCGGTTCACCACATACTCCAACATTTGGATATGGGTGGGCTTTCAACAAAGATAGAAATAAGTTAGAAAGATTTTGGAGAAACTATGTTGATGAAGATGTGGATATCATTGTTACTCACGGACCTCCAAAAGGTATCTTAGATTTATCTTTGGATAGAAGTGGTAACTTAGAAAGATGTGGTGATAAATCACTACTCAATAGAGTAATGGAAGTAAATCCTAAATTGGTTTTATTCGGACATATCCACAATCACCAAGATATCATCAATCAGGGAACTATGAAATTAAGTGGATTAGATACAATCTTCTCAAATGGTTCAGTAATGAAAGATGGTAGATTTGGTAAATTAACATCTAACGGAAATGTGATTGAAATATGAATTGGGATGAATACTTTATTAACATTGCCGAACAGGTTAAGTTAAAATCAAAAGATGAGAAAACTCAAATAGGTGTAGTTGTAGTTGGTAAAGATAATGAGATTGTTTCTACCGGCTACAACTCATTTGCAAGGGGTATAAACGATGATATTAGTGAAAGGCAAGATAGGCCTGAGAAATACTTTTGGTTTGAACATGCGGAAAGAAACGCTATTTACAATGCCGCAAGAATCGGAGTATCTACATTAGGGACTACAATGTATATGACTTGTGGAATGAGTTGTTCAGATTGTGCTAGAGCAATTATTAATAGTGGTGTATCCAAAATAGTATTACGAAAAGGTAAAGGAGCTAAAGGTGATAAATGGGATGAATCATCTATTCGTTCAATGAAGATGTTTAAAGAAGCAGGAGTAATCGTAGAATATTACGATTAACAATATTTATATCTAAACAAATGATTAATGGCTTCAATAGTATCAGATGGTAATATAAGTATTAACTCTACACCAATCCCAGCAATAACTCCATCTAACATAAATTTACGAAGAGGTATTATTGATGGGGATACTGTAACTATTAAAGTAGGTGATTTTGAATCATCTGATGTTATTACATTATATGGTGATTATCAACAAAATTCGGTTGATATCCCTAAGTTTGATTTATCCAAAATCAATACCCTTCCAAATGATGTAGCTGATTTTAAATTTATATTATCGATAAAAGATGGTGATGCTGGTGAACCTACATTATACTCATCTGATAAAGTTAGGAAAGATTTGATTAGTAAGTATGGTGATGACAATCCAATACCAGTAAACTACTTAATAAACGAACGAAAAATTGTAGTTGTTAATATAGCACCCTTTAAGGAATTGATACAAAAAATGAGAGATGCTGAGTTGAGTATCAACTTAAATAGAAATGAGATTAATGGACAGGTTGAGGTTACTAAAAACTTATTTTCATACTCAAATTATAGTACAACTGATGCTGGTAGTTTGGTATCTAATCCAACTTATGATTTAAATGAATTAGTAAGATACATTAGTTGGGTTGTATCTAAACCAAATAAAAATTACGATGATAGATTAATACCTGCAAACGAATTAGGTGAGTGGAATGGCTCTATACCCGAAACACCAACTGTGGATACTCCATCTACTGATACCACAAATTCACCACCACCATCAAATCAATATCCACCTATCGGACGAGCTGGTATTGAAGATTCGGAGGAAGTATTCAAAAACGGAGAATTATATGTATGGAATGCTGAATTCAATGAATGGAAACTTAACACTCAATCAAATGATGATGTGAGTAGTGGTGGTGGAGGTGGTGGTAGTTATTAGATTTAACTAATTAATAACCATACATACTACTTATACATAATAACGATTAAACATTTTATACTTTGAAAAAAAGACCATTATTAAATGTTGACTGGAGAAAATATATCTCACCTACCAATACTACATTGAATAGTTATTTATGGGATAATGGTGATGAGTTTCTTGGAGAAATATTCGAAACAATACAATCCGCACAAAAGATGAAACTCCAATCGGTAATATTAATAGAGTTCACAAACGTAGATGCTGTATCAGTATTGGAAAAATCAGATTATAAATTGGCTTTAAAAAAACTTCTCAACCTATGTGAAGTGTTGGAACGATATGAATTATGTGCTAGTATTGTTAAACATGAGAAATCATTATTAAAGAAAAGAAACACACAAACGAATAGGACTTTAATTTAAAACAAATGGCTGAAAATATTACAAAAACTCCTCCAAAGGGGAAAATTAAATTTAATATTACCTTATCAGATGAACAAAAGTTAGCTAAATCAAATATCCTAATACATCCTTATAATTTTGTATTGGGTAAAGCTGGTTCCGGAAAAACATTATTAGCAGTTCAAGTTGCATTGGATATGTACTTTACAAGAGCAGTAAATAAAATTGTTATAACAAGACCAACAGTATCCAATGAGGATAACGGATTCTTACCCGGTTCTTTAGAAGAAAAGATGGAACCTTGGTTAGTTCCAATTCGTTCTAATATGAGAAAGGTTTACAACAAACCACCTATCTTAGAAAAAATGGAAAAGGATGATAACATTGAATTGGTATCTCTTGCTCACTTTAGAGGTAGAACATTCGAAAACGCAGTTGTTATTGTTGATGAGTTCCAAAACTTAACTAAACCACAATTAGGAATGGTGTTGGGTAGATTGGGTAAAGGTTCAACTATGATACTAACTGGAGACCCACAACAAATTGATTTGAAGTTTTCAAATGATTCAGCTATACATGATGTACCAAAGATTAAAGATTCACAACACGTACATGCAATCAGTTTGAAAGATAACCATAGACATGAAGCACTAAATGAAGTGTTGAAAATGTTATACGATTCGTATAACTAAAGATATCCTTGACGGCAGCTACCTTAGAGGTGTACTTCCCCACTTTTGATTAAGTTCATTAGTGGGGATTTTTTTTTCAAAAAAGTTCTTCATACATTTGGATATGTGAAATATATTTTGTATGTTAGTACTGTAATTGAGAGATAGATATGAAAAACCTTAAAACCTACGAACGATTAGTTAAGAAAGCCAATTTAGGAATTTGTGAAAACTCACGGATGCCAAACCTTAACAAAGTTAGTGAACTACTAACTGAGTTGGGAATCCAAAATAATTGTATGAATTGGAGTGAAACTAAATGGAGTTCGGCCGCTGGTTGTAGATACTACACTTCTGGTGGTAGTAGAGATTACAATGGTTACCGATTGAGTGTTCCTGAAATCAATATGAGTATTGTTTCAACTCAAACTTATTACTCTTGGAATACGAGAGGATACGCTAAGGAGTTGGTAAATTTGATTGAAAAATATCAAAAATAATCATCAAAAGACTTGCATAATTCAAAATTATTTTGTATGTTAGTACTGTAATTGAGAGTAAGAGTTAAAACGATTAAAACCCTAAAAGATATGAAAAGTAAATTTGATTTGTGGCTCGAAAAAGTTAACGAAGAGCGTAAAGAGTATTGGGAAAGTAAATTCGGTTACAAACCCTACGAACCCCTAAGAGTTGATAAAGGTAGAAAATACATCCGTTTGTGGGATGGTAGTTCTGCTTGGGGATTTGTTTCTATGGTTGATGGCGTTAACAAAGGAGTTCCAATTAAGAAAGGTGATTTAATGAAACCCGCTGGTTGGCAATCTCCTGCTAAACATAGTAGAGGTAACATCTTCGAAGGAACTGATAAATGGGAATACTACGGCCCAACTTACTTAATCTAATAAACCCTAAACGATATGACACTTAAAGATTTTTATTTGAACACTTACCCAACCGATGAGTTGGGAACTGAAATTACTGAGAACACTCACTTCGCTGGTTTGTTAAATATACTTTACACTAATGGTGATGTTTATGAATACATTGGAGTTGGTGATAGTATCGTAAGAGAACGATTGTTCTCAGAACTTGCTAATTCTTTGGAAGCGAGTTACGATTATATTTACAATCTTTGGTTAAATTAATTCACAAAACATTTGGTAGTTACAAATATATTTTGTATATTAGACCTGTTAATGAGTGAGAATGTTAAACCCTTAAAATAATTAAATGAATAAAAAAATAGTTTATATCGATATGGATGGAGTCTTAGTTGACTTAACTCATGCGATAAATCAATGGTTTCTAAATCATCCTCATTTGTATGAACGATACAAAGAAAACCCCGACCATATAGCTGGTATCTTCCGAAACCCACCTCCAATTAAAGGTGCTATCGAAGCTGTAAAGAAATTAGCTGAGAGTGGTAAGTATGAATTGTATATCGCTACTTCTGCTCCTTGGGGAAATCCCGAATCACTAACTGATAAAAGATATTGGATTGAGAATCACTTCGGTGAATTATTCCACAAACGAATCGTTACTACTCACCAAAAAAATATGTTGATGGGTGATTACCTAATTGATGATAGAAAGAAAAATGGAGCTGGTGAGTTCAAAGGTGAGTTGTTACAATATGGATTGGATTGGGAAAACGATAATAAACCAAACGAATATCCAAATTGGGAATCAATTTTAGAAAAACTACTATAATGAAATTGTTACGAGGATTACTAATACTGATATTGGGAATTGCGTTTGTAAGTTGTGAAGATAATGTTATTGAGCCAATTCCAACATATACCTTATCAATTGATTCACTTTTAACTGAAGATGGTTCTCAATCATTATTCATTGATTCAAACGGATACTATCGATTAACATTGGATAGTTTATCAGAAAATAAACAAACTGTTCGTAGAATTACTGGTATAGTTTTAAAGGATGAGATGGAACCAACACCGTCTGAATTAGTTGAGTGGGAATCATCTCACAATTGGGTTACTGGTGATAATAATGAATCTTATGTTGTACGAAGTACTATAAACGTATTAGGAGAATGGGTTGTAATCGATACGATTCAACTAAATATACCAGCTGGTCTTATTGTACCAACTGTTAATTCATCATCATATAGTGGAACCAATGGTGAGATAAATACAATGATTGCACCAATCTACGATATGAAAGGTGATACAATGATTGTTACCGCAAGAATGTGGACAGAATATAAAACATATTACGATACACTTAAAGTTATATTAGAATGATAAGAACTGCTAAGTTAAGAGCAACGCCAATAACTGAAGAAACGTTTATCAGACAGGGTTGGAAAAAGTATTCAGCTGATGAGTTTTCTTCAATAGAAGATGTGTATGAGAATGGTGATGATGAAGCTGATGATAATGAAGATGGCCCTTTCTTTTACACACTACCAGTACCAAAAACTAATATCGATAAATACACACCAATGTTGGTTTCAAATGCAACTGATGAAGTGCATGAACTAAAAGCATTGGGTTTAAATGATGGTGAGTTCTTCATTGAAATGTTAGATACCGATGGATTGGGATTTTGTGCAACTGAAGAAGAATTAGAAATACTATATAAAGCATTAACTGGAAAATACATAGAAGAATGATTAGAAATTACAATGAACAACAATTAGAAGATAACTACAATAGATTTATTGAAGCTATCAAAAAAGTATTTACTGGAGAACGTTTGGATAAGTTATTACATATGTATTCTCCAAACGAATTGGGAACTGAATTGGCTATGGCACCTGCGAGTGGTAAACTTAATTTCCACTCAGCATATCCGGGTGGTTACATAGACCATGTTATGAATGTTGCTACAAACGCTTACAAAATCAAAAAGATGTTTGAAGCAAGTGGTGGTTACATTAATTTTACCGATGAAGAATTGCTATTCGCAGCATTCCATCATGATTTAGGAAAGTTGGGGGATGGTAAAGAACCTTACTACCTACCACAAGAATCAGAGTGGCATCAAAAAAACAAGAAAGAGTATTTTACTCATAATCCAAAACTACAATACTTTGATGTAACCGATAGAGCGTTTTGGTTATTGAATCAGTATGGAATCAAATATACTCAAAAAGAACAATTGGGTATCCATATGGCTGATGGATTATATAATGATGCTACTAAGAAATATTTTATTTCTTACAACGAAGATTTCCAAGTAAAAACGGATTTACCCTACATTCTACATTGGGCTGACCATATGAGTACTCGAATAGAAAATTCAGAATACCGAAAAGCAACTGGAATGTATGACAATATTTCCGAAAACTTTTAATAAAACTGACTAAGTGTCATAAAATAATAAATGGAACAAATTTGGTAATATGGGATGTATATGTTTAACTTAAAAAATACAAATGACATGACTTATTCGTTTAACAATTTATTTGATGATATCCTAAAGGATTCACTTTACACACCAACAATGCCTCATCGTAATGAGGGACATTATTCCATTAACAAAACCAAAGAAGGTACGATGGAACTTATTGTGAATGTAGCGGGGCATAATCCTAAAGATGTAGAATTAAATGCTACTGAAAATGAAATTCATATTAAAGCAACTACTGAAAGGGTAAACGCTGTAATTGGTAATGTAAATCTTAAATTTACGGTTGGTAAAGATTATGATGGAACATCTTCAGATGCAACTATTGAGAATGGTATTCTTACCATCGTATTAGATAAGAAAGAAGAGCAAAAAGGGAAAAAAGTTAAAATCAAATTTTAACTTAGGTTACGGAAATCAAATAGAGGGAGGGTTGTTAAATTCTCCCTTTTTGGTTTTTTGATATTTATATATACATTAAAAATAATAAGTTTTATGAAACCAGCATACAAAGAAAAAGCATTAAATCACATTGAGGGTATTGAAAATAGATTAAATACCATTCAAGAAATGTTAGAAGGTAAACGACCATCTAACCAATCGGATGCGATTAAGTTAGCAAATGAAATTCAATATTTGTTGAATCTATCAAAAAATATAGTGGAGTTATCATAAGGTGAAATTCAGAACTTTCTTATTAGGCTTAGCAGCGTTGTTAATAGCATCCGCAGCTGCTTTCTTCTCAGTAACTGGTCTATCCAAATTATTCGCAGGAGCAAGTACTGCCGTTATCCTAATGGCAAGTTCTTTAGAATTTGGTAAACTTATATCTGCTGGATTCCTTTACAATTATTGGGATAAGATTAATAAAGCACTTCGTACTTATTTATTAGTAGGTGTATTTGTACTAATCTTAATCACTTCAGCAGGTATCTATGGATTCCTAACATCAGCATATCAAATAACCGCAGACCAATTAGGTGTTGTAGATAAACAGGTTGAGTTAGTTGAACTAAAGAAGGGAAGATTCCAAGAACAATTAGATGGGTACACATCTGAGAAAAAACAATTAGCAGAATCTATATCTGAATTATCAAAAGGATTATCAAATAATGTAATTCAATATAAGGATAAGGAAACGGGTGAGATAATCACTACAACCTCATCATCTACTCGTAGAGCATTAGAAAGACAACTAAACGATGCTAAATCGGAAAGAGAACGAGTATCAAAAAAAATAGAAGTACTATCCGATTCAATCACTTCATTGGATATCAAAGTACTTAGTATTCAACAAAGTTCAGAAGTAGCAGGTGAAGTTGGTCCTCTAAAGTTTATAGCAGAGGCAACTGGTAAACCAATGAATACTATTGTAAATTGGTTTGCATTATTTATCGTATTTGTATTTGACCCATTGGCAGTAACATTAGTAATCGCATTCAATACCGCATTAAAAGTTGATAAAGGTGAAAAGGATAAAAAGAAAGTAGTTGAGAAAAGAGAACTCTATGGTGAAGAAACTGAAGAAGAAGAATCCGATTTATGGGATAATACTTTACAAGATGGGTTAGAAGATGAAGAACTAAAGAACTTTTATGAAACTAAAGCTAATGATAGAGAAAAGTTTGTTGATGAAGAATGGGATGAAGACCACACATTAGACCAAGTAATGAATGATATGGTATCCGATATGGATATGGAAGAACTCAACGAAGATTTATTTGGTGAGGAAGATGGTGAAGAAAACCTTAAAGAACTCATTGAGGAACTTGCAGGGATTATGGAAGATGAAATTGAGGAATCTGAAGAGTGGGAAGAGGAGGATGAATCAAGTGAAATTATAAAAGAAAATGTTATAGTTGATGAATTTACTAATCTAAAAAGAGATACATCTCGTAGGGGTATTGATATTGATGGTGATGGAACTATTGATGGATATGATAATAATGGAGATGGTCTAATAGATGAACCAGTACCATCCTCATCAAAGAGAGCACAATATGTAATGAATGAAAGACCATTCTACGCTAGACCTAACTTTAATTGGGGTGATACTTCTAAGTGGATTAATAATCAAAACGCAGTTAATTATTGGTTAACTCATATAAAAAACGAATCGGATAATTCATATCCAACGGACTTTAGTTCAAAAACCTATTAAAACATTTGTTTAATTCAAATATATTTCGTATATTTGTGTATAAACAAATAAAAAATGGATTTAGGATACGCTTGTATTAATATGACTCTATCGGCACAAAAGCCAAAGATTACCACAAATCGTTCTATGATTAAAAAAACCTTCAAAGAACGGGGTTTGGAATATGCTGGTGAATTGGGTTTAAAAAACGCTAGAGATTTATTTCACATTCTTAAATGGAATAATGAAAATGGAATTAAATTCTTCAGATTATCATCTGAATTTTTTCCATGGGCATCTGAATATAAGTTTGAAGATTTACCACAATTCAATCGTATCAAAACTTTGTTAGAAGGATGTGGTAATTATGCTAAGAAAAATGGTATCCGTATCACTTCTCACCCAGGCCCATTCAATGTATTAGTTTCACCTCGTGAAAATGTAGTACAAAATACAATTACTGATTTGGAAATACATGGTAGGGTATTTGATTTAATGGGGTTATCACAAACACCTTACAACAAACTTAACATTCATTGTAATGGTGTGTATGGTGATAAGATTTCTGCTATGGATAGATTTTGTGAGAACTTCAAAAGGTTATCACCATCAGTACAAAGTAGATTGACTGTTGAGAATGATGATAAAGCATCAATGTATTCAGTAAAAGATTTAATGTACATACATGAAAAGATTGGTATTCCTATTGTATTTGATTACCATCATCACAAATTTTGTACTGGTGGGTTGAATGAAGAAGAGGCTCTTAAATTAGCTGTATCAACGTGGCCAGAAGGTATCACACCCGTTGTACATTATTCTGAATCAAAATCACTACATGAGGAAAATAATAAACTAAAACCACAAGCTCATTCTGATTATATTAATTCGGTTCCAAATACATATGGAATGGATGTTGATATTATGGTAGAAGCCAAAGCAAAAGAACTTGCTATACTTCCATTCATAAATAAGGTGAGTAAATTAATAAACGGATAATATGATTATAGATACTAATATTACAACTCCTAAGAGAGTAGAAAAGGGATGGGGTTATGAACTTTGGATTCATAACGATTCAGAATATTGTGGTAAACTTTTAGTTTTCACAAAAAATAGAAATAGATTTTCAATGCATTACCACCTTCAGAAAAAAGAAAGTTGGTATGTGCAGGAAGGAAGATTTCAATTCAATTGGTTGGATGTTGAAAGTGGTAAATTAGAAGGTACTCAATTGGAGAAAGGACAATCGGTTCTTATCGAACGAGGATTACCACATCAGTTGATTGCATTGGAAGATAACTCAATCGTATTTGAGGTATCAACCGAACATTTTGATGAAGATAGTTATAGAGTTTATAGAGAAACGCCCGAAGATTTATTATGAGCTATGTAAAGGTACATTTACCTGAGTTAGACGAATTAAAAAATAGAATTGAATCAAACTATGATAAGTGGATTCCTTTTTATGGAAAGTACGGAGCAGTGGTGGGTAGTACTGAATCAGTAGAGTATTTGGATAAAAAATTAAAAGAATATTATGATAGTAAAGAGAATAAATAAAACTGAAGTTAGCAACGAAGATTTAACACAATATAAAAATGCAATATCTAAATTAGATGGTATTACTTTTAGTGGTAATGATGTTGGTATTGATAAAAGAATTATCACACTTAGATTTGGTGGTGAGTATGATGAACTAACTTTAGTAAATCCAGTTATAATTGAACGTTCTGATAATATGGTTGTTTATTATGAAAAGGATTCTGTAAAAAATAAGACCAGAAGGACTGTAAGACATTCATCATTTTCAGTTGAAACTGATAACTTAGGTGTAGTTGAGTTTAAGGCAGATAAATCATCTTGGAAAAACAATGATGAATATATGGAGGATATTGGATTGTTTGAATGTGTAATTGCACAACGATTAATTGATTCAATCGATGGTATTGATATCACACATCCAACTAGGAGATATACTACTCAGATAACTGCTGATAAGAAGCCGGGTAGAAATGAGAGAGTAATGTTACAATCACCAGATGGTGAAATGGAATTTGTTAAATATAAAAAAGCAGAATCTCTTTTATCTAAAGGATATCAATTAGTATAATGGCAATACTCACATACACTTCAGAAGAACCCACTAATAGGGAGGCTATGAGTATATCATTTGATATGCCCGATGATATGAACATATATGAATTTAAAATCATGTGTGTTCGTTTAGCAAGTTCTATGGGGTATCACCCAGATTCAATTAAAAGAGCATTTGGTGAAACTGAAATTAGAACAGAATTGGATAATGAATTAGCTGAGTTAATTAATTCAATGAATGTAACAACCGGTTCATTAGTATGATAGATGAAACTATATTACACAAACTATTAACTTTAGAAGTAATAGTTGAAACCATAATGGATACTTTGATAGAAAATGAATTAATAGATGTTGAGGAATTTGATGATAATCTTATAGCTAAGATTAAAGAGTTGGATAGTATTAACCACACTCAAAAAGCTGAATTTGATTATTCAACTTTTTTAATGGGTCCGAAAGGAGAAGCCTAAAAATAAATTTGGAAAATTGAAATATTTTTCGTATATTTACATTATCTTTTATATTATGGAAATTTTATATATTATATTAGGGGTATCAATCATACTGAATATCTTTCTTTTTTGGAGAGGTATTCGTTTGGTTACTCAAGTAGAACAATCTCAATTAAACGTTGTTAACAACGATTATAATACTCTGCAAACATTGGAATCTATGTTAGATGAAATGAGGCAGTTGGATTTAAAGGGTTCATTTGAATCCGATGATGAAGTGGGTGTAGTATTCTCAGAATTAAAAGATGTTATTAAGAAATATAAAGATAACATTTAAATTATGGCAAAACAGAGAAAAAAGAAATCAAAGATATACTTCGGAACACCAGCACAAGAAGCTATTATAGAATATAATGCAAGTACTGACCCGCATGAAAGAAATAAAATATATAAAGAAAGAATTCAATTTCCATTTGAAAAACTAGCTGAAAATATTTTAAATACATTTAAGTTTTCATACTTTGATGTGCCTAAATCTGATATACAAAGTGAGGTTGTATCTGTATTGATACAAAAAATTCATATGTATCAACCTGATAAGGGTAGAGCATTTTCATATTTTTCTATTGTTGCAAAAAATCATTTAATTTTACAAAATAACGGAAATTACAAACGTTACAAAAAAACTGATTTATTATCTCAGATGCCTGAAGCTTGGAATCCTGAAGATAATTTTTATGATGATGAAATTGGTACTGAGTATGGTGAGTTTAAAGAATTAATGTTAGCATATTGGGAAAAGAATCTAACAAAAGTATTTACAAAAAAAAGAGATATTCAGATAGCGGATGCAATCTTAGAACTATTTAGAAGAAGTCAATTCATAGAGAACTTTAACAAAAAGCATTTATATCTTTTGATACGAGAAATGACTGATTGTAAAACTCATTATATTACCAAAGTTGTTAACGTAATGAAAGAACATCAAAAACGAATGTTAAATGAATATTTAGATTATGGTGAGGTATCCGATAATCCAGATGAAGATGAATTCTTTTCCTACTAGCATAATACTTATATTTAGATAAATTAGGAAACACTACAAATTCCTAAAACAGTTCCACCAATTACTTCAGTTTTATTAATAGGTTATAGTTACTTAATCAAAGAGTAATTATCTTATGAAACGATTTTTATTAGGCCTGATACTAATGTTACCATTTGTGTCTTATGGTCAAAATGGGGCTAATGAAATACTTACAGCTCCTAACTCAAACTCTCCACACATTCTTGTGGATACTCTATTTACTTTAGAGCAAGATATTTCGGTAGGTTACACCGAAATTTATTTACACTACGCTAACCCAACACTATCCGATATATTCTCAGCTGTTCAGTTCAGAATCTTCTATGATAATACATCATTCACAACTCCTGAGATTTATTGGGGACCAACTGCTACTCCGATTACGGATAAGTATGGTTCGTACTTCGCTAATTCCGATTATGTGAATGTTATCGCATCTTATACAGGTACGAATAGTGGATTTGATTGGGCAGATGGGGCAATGTTCAAACTAAGATTGTATCACACAACTACATATGATGGTGTTGTAGATTCAATCGCAGTTGCTGGTTCAACAACTTACAACAACTTAGCAACTACAACTTCTGGTTTAGATGTTCCATTAGCAATGCACAATTATGGTGGTAATTTCCAAATGGATACCTTAGAGTTCCCAATCATCGCAAGAAACGCAGATGGAACTCCAGCACAAGGTATGTGGTTTACCGCTCAGAAAAGATTAAAATCAGATGTTTCTGGTTTATGGACTCCAATCGGAACTGATTCAACAAACTCAAATGGGTTGTTCGTTGTACAAGACCAATTGGATACTGCATTTTGGAATTTAAGAATAACCGCACAATCGGATACGATGAGTGATGGATTCGCATTATCCGTAACTGATGCATATAAATTAGCAAACCAATCTTCTCAACAAGACACACTTTCGGGAATCGAATGGTACGCTGGTGATATCAACGAAAGTAACGATGTAACCATTTCAGATGCATTCGCAATGTTCAATAGATTGGCATTACAATCTACAACTTGGACATCCTTATTTAGTGGTGTGAACAATGTGGCAATCTTATGGCCAGATGAGTACACATCAGCATTAGCAGCAACCGCATCTCCAACTTGGACAAACACTCCAAGAGTTTATTCAATTGATACAATCGTAAACTCAATGGATTCACTTAAACCTTACATATATGTAGTGGGTGATGCAACTACAACTGGATACAACAACCCTGGTGTGTTAGTTGCTAAAATGGCTGACCCTGGTATTGGAACTGATTACATCTTAGACCCAGCGGTGTATCTTTCTAACAAACCTGATACTGTTGAATTTAGAATTCCTAAGTTAACAATGACAGCTGATAATAAGATGAGTGTACCTGTAACTCTTTACACATTTGGTAACCAATTAGGTGCAATTCAAATGGGTATTGAATTCGATACTGCAATCTTTAGATTTGAATCAATCGAAATGGGAGAAGCAACATCAAAGTGGACTTCAGTTCTTTCGGTTGAAAAGGGAAAAGTATTTTGGGCTGGACACGAAGATAGATTAAACCCCTCATTGGTTGATGATATGACAACTCAGTTCACTTTCAACTTTGAGGTAATTGACCCATTGGGTTGGAATCAATCACCACTAAAAATAGTTGAAAAAATGGCAGGTGATAGATATGCACAAGATGTTAGTGTTAAGCCTTCACCAAATGATGGTTCAGTTGTTAATAGAACCTCAATAGACCCTGAATTAGATTTAATGATGAATGGATTCAAAGTTTATCCAAACCCAACAACTGAATTAATGGGACATTGGATTGTATTTGAATACCATACATATTTGGATGATGGTAATATTAACGCAATGGTTTACGATATGAATGGTAGAGAAGCTATGAGATGGTCTGACAAGATTTATCAAAGTGGTTTCCAATTCCAAGGTTTCACAATGGAAAACTTACCAAACGGAATGTATTTGGTAAGATTGGTTACGGCTGATAGAGATAAGGTTTATAGAATTATTAAAAAGTAACATTAATTTATTATGAAAGAAGAAATCAAAGAAGGAATGAGTTCCTTAAAGAAAGGTATCATTGGTTTGGCTGGAACAATGGTTGCAGCTGTTGGTACATTTGTAACTACTCAATTCAATTCAATATTGGGTATTGAAGAAGAATCGGATGCTCCAACTGAGTTGGTAGTGCCTGTTGAGAATAATAATTTCAATAGTAATGAGAATAACAACTCAAACACTAACACTCAGAATCAGAGTGTAATTATTAACATTCCTGCTCAACAAGCTCCTGCTCCTACGAGAACAATCATCAGAGAAACTGTAAAGGAAGTACCTGCTGCACCTGTTGAAGTGGTAGAAGAGAAGCCAGAAACTCCAATGGAAAGAATGGCTAGATTGAAGAGAGAAAGAGCAGAAAAAAATAAATAATTATGAGAACGAGAAAAGATGTAATTTTAGAATGGACAGTAGCACCTTTGATGCTCATCCTTACTGCTTGTGCTTTAGTATTCGTTGGTACATTCGCAACCTCATGTTCTTCATCAGTTGGTGTGGTTCAATACCAAGCTGATTTTGAGAAAGCAGAACCATTGAATACTATGCCACCTTTTACAGGTGAGAAACAAATTGTTCAATTATCAAAACTTAACGTAAATAAAGAACTTTGGGAAATGTTCCCTGAGTTGAGAGATAAGAGAGTTGGTTTAGGTGTATCTAATAGAATCATTGAGAACTTTGAAATGACTCAACGATTCTCATACGCTGAAGAAAAGGAAGCCATCCAAAATCAAATGTTAGATGCTTGGGAAGCCGAACTCAATGGAATGGGTGATGGACAAACTGAGTTAAAGATGGAGGGTATTGCTTTACCTAAGTACATCGTATATGCTGAGATTTATGATTTCGCAGTATCATATGGTGAAAATTATGTAAGAGGTAAATCAGAAATAACTAACACTACTATTATGGGTATCCAAATCAGAATGGTCAATGTAGATAACTCACAATACATCGTAGCGAGTGGACAGGGAACTGCAACTCAAGTAGGTGAGGGATTCTTCAAAAATCCTCAAATGGGATTTGATAATTCTACTGTTGGTATTGCTACCCAACGTGCGTTAGAGGTTGCTACGGTAAACCTTGTTAAACGTATGGAAGCATATGGATGGTAAGAAATGGTTAATAGTATTATTACTTCTTATAGGGTTTAAGGGTTTTGGACAATCGTTCCAATACACTTATGTTGACCCTTGTACGGGTGTTCCTAATACTGTAACTATTTCACAACCTTCAGGTTCGGTAACTCTTTTTTACGCAGGACAATATCAAAACTTTACAGCAACCCAACTTCAGACCGGTGGTTATGAGGCTTGGGTTGCTTCTATTAATGCCGCATCTCCTCCCGGTTCAAATCCTTGTGCTGGAAATGCTGGAGTAGTAAGTGGAACAACCTCATCAGCGGTTGGTACGAACGTAACTAATACTGTAACTAATATAACTGGTGCGTTAGCCACATTAGGTTCATCAACATCCGGTGGTTCTTCATCTGGTAGTTCATCATCTTTATCTTCTTCAAATAGTGGAAGTTCTTCATCTGGTGATGGTGGTGGTTCATCCAACGATAACACTGGTACTTCATCTGGTGATGGTGGTTCATCATCTTCTGGTAGTGGAGATACTGGTGGAGGTAGTGGTGGTAACACTGGTGGTGATACTGGAGGTTCTGGTGGTTCATCTGGTAGTGGAGATAGTGGAAGTGGTTCTACTGGTGGAGGTTCATCAGGCGGAGGTTCTGGTGGTTCTGGTGGAGGTGGTGATTCCGGCGGTGGTTCTTCTGGTGGGGGAACTGGTGGTGGTTCTTCTGAAGGCGGACAATCTACTGATGGTGGTGGAGCAACTTCCGATGGGGATGGTGGTTCATCAAGTGGTGGTGCTATTGGTGATAAAGATATTGATGCAGAATCGGGCGGCCAATCATCTGATTCCGAAGATGACTCCGGTGGTGGAGGTGGTGGGAAGAAAAAGAAAAATGGTGCAAGAGCAAGAAAGGGTTCTTTGATTGCAAGTGGTGATATGGTAGTTGTTCGTAATGGTTCAGATTATAAAGAAAGTGGTAACGATAACCTTAAATTTAATATGGGTGTTACTTGGGCAAATACCGAACAAACAATTACCGCTGGTGGGTTGTTGAATTACACAACTGGACAAAATGAAATATCTCTAACGGGATATGGTTCTTTTAAGATTGAGGAATCAATGATTATTGCATCTAATTCGTTCCTTTATAATGTATCTCAAGAAACTTGGTTCAATACGGGCAATGTGATGTACGCATTTAAACAAAGTAAGTATCTAACTACATTAATGGGAACAAACTTTTCAGTAGGTCAATTGGGTGATGAAACATTCTCAAATTGGGCAGCAAATGTTGGTACATTCACTACCTTTAATGGATATAGAGGATTTGCGATGAACCTTATGGGAATTGCAATGTACTCACCTTATACTTTCTTCTATGAAGGACAATGGTTCAAAGGGGGATTCCTTTTTGTACCTCTAACAAGTTTCGATTTTAATGTTACAAAAACCTTTAAGTTTAACATATCTACCTCAACTGTATATTTAATGGGTGAGGGTATATTAAACTTTCAACTAATGACTGGTACGAAGATGTTGTTATGATACGATGGTTGAAAATTTTATTGTTGTTTCCAATAGGTTTGTTTGCACAAAACATTACCTTTGCTACTGTTGGTGTTCAAGATATGAGTGGTATCGAAGTAACGGTAATTCACTCACAACCGGGTGGAACGATTGGTAGTATAACTCAAATGACAAATGGGATACCTTCGGATAGAGGTCAAGGTACATCTACAATATTCTCAACTACCAATTCAGACCAAGGTTCGGTAATAGTAAACATCCCATCGGGGTATCAACCGTCAATTGGAGGAACAACTTACTCAACGGGTAAACTCCACGCTAATGCTTGGATGGCATTTCCAACCACAACCTATAATAGTTATAATAGTTCAGCATCTGCGCCAAATGTACCCACTCTACACTTTACTTCCGTTAACAATGGCTCTACGGATAATAATATGTCGCATGTATCTACTGAAACTTATAATGACCCATCATTAGGAGATGTATTTAGAATTAGATATGAAGGAAGTTACAAGTATAATGTGACCGGTATCAATACAAAGATTGATATTTACTTTACTAAAAACAACAACGAAGAAATATTAGTAGTACTCAGACAATTCCTTGCTGATGGTTCTAATATAGAACAAATAGGATTATCAAATGGTTCAAGTTGGATAGCCAGTAATTTGATAAGTAGTGGTAACTATACCAACGGACAAGCGTGGTTGATTGAAAACAATGTTCAACCTGGTATAAGTGATACATTAGCAACTCAAACTACAACATTAACTGGTACTGTTTCATTTTCTAATCCCAATAACTATGATTATGAAGTAATTGTTGATGCTTCTAATATGGTAAATACATTCACACAATCTGAAATGAATTACCTTGCATATCTTAGGATGTTCCCCAATGAAATCTCATCGTGGGATTATCACACAATGAACTTCTATGAACCCGATAGTTCGGATATTGTAACTTATTCGGATGTATTTTCTGCATATCAAATTTATAATTTGGGACAACTCTTTAATTACACATACAATCATAACTATGTTTATTCACAATCGGAAAAGGATGATGTTGAAGTAAACGCTAATAGTTTAACTTATCACTTAAAATATCCAAAATCTGCGGTTAGAACTTTTAACAATTTGGATAGGTTTTATATCGTTTCTTTGGGAAAACACCGAAGGACAGTTAACTCAAATACTATAACACAATGAATACAATAGTATGCTATTTCGTAGCAAGTGTAATCTCACTTGCATCTCTTAAAGGAATTCCTGAAGAGAAATTTACCTTTGGTGTAAGACAAATCACCGAAGAAATCGTTGGACAATCTGCTCCATTATGTGAAGATGGTTCACCAATCTATGTTACCGTTGAATCAATCAAAGCACCAACCAAAGGAATTCAAGTTGGACCATTTAAGTTCAAACAAAAGAAAACTTTAGTAACAGTAAAAGTTGTGAAAGATGGTGTTGAAACAATTGGCATAGGTTCAGCAAAGATGAATGTATCGGCAACACTTCTTCAACTTCAAGATGAGAACTTACCATTTGAACAAACCGAATTTTCAGTTGCAATGAAAAAGGCAATTGAGGATGCGATGAAGTAGATACCTCCGTTACTTTTTAGTTTATTGATATTTATATATTGAATACAATATCAATATGCTATGTCAAATGATTTCGAAATATTTCCTGGTAAAAGCTTAAGTGGACTCTTTGAAGATATCTACAATAACCAAATTAATAAGAAGAGACATATCTCTGAAGTAATTGCTGAACTACGAAAGTTAGTTCGTAATCCTAACGATATGCGATATATTGGACCACTTATAAAAGATTTAATAGATACATCAGTTCGTAACGATGAATCATTGATTAAATTGGCTACAATTGCACAACGAATTATGATTGCCGGAACTAGAAGTGAAGGTGAAGAAGGTTACTTATCTGAAGCAGAGCGAGAACAATTACTTTCTCAAATCGATGAAGTTCAAATGGAAGTTCAAAGAATGGATGATATTCAAAATGAAATCGAAGAGGTAAAGCAAAAATTGGAAAAGTAAAATGGGAATAGGTAACGCAAGGAATCAAAGCATACAATCAAACCAAAACAAAAGACACTTTAAAAAAGGTGATAAGAGGTCTGGTGTTGTCTATGAAGTAATATTGGATGAAGAAAATCCAATTATACCAGAAGTAGAAGTTGATAATCCTACTACTCGTTTAGTGGGTGCTATTAGATTTAGATTAACAACAGATACATCCGCTAATACTGGAAAACTACAAACCGCATATCCTAAGAATTTAAATTTTAAATCACTACCACTTAAAAACGAAATTGTAACAATAACAACTGGTGCAACTGGTAACTTCTTTTATGAAAGAAGTGGTACTGAACTTACTCCAAATAATAATGCGGATGAAACAACCATAAAAACAACATTTGGTACTGATTCTAAAGCTAAGGTTAGTAATAGTTCAACATATCAAAGTGTAAGTACTACTGGTATAGCTAGAAGTACTAATGATAGTAGTAACGAATATGATGGGTATGGTGATTACTTTGAAACCGATGAGTTTGTACATAAGTTAAAATTATATGAGGGTGATTCTTATATAGAAAGTAGATTTGGACAATCAATACGATTTAGTGGATACAATAATCCAGAAAATGAATTGAATCCAACTATAACAATTAGAAATGGTGAAAATGCTGAATCTAAACAAAACGATGAATCATTTACAACAACTGAGGATATAAATAAAGATGGTAACATAATATTTTTAGGTAGTGGTGAGTATTTGTTACCATATACATTACCAACTGAAAATTCACGTGCATCTTTTAAAAACTACCCATCTGAATTAAAAGGAAATCAAATTGTATTAAATTCGGATAGAATTGTACTATCAGCTAAAGCAGCTGAAATGGTATTTGCATCTAAAAAAGATGTTGGGTTTATAACCGATGGTCAATTCTCAATTGATGCAACTAATGGTATAGATGTAACTGTTGATGGTGATACAAATATCACAACGAATAATAGAAATGTAAATATCAATAGTGGTAATGGTAAAATTAACTTAGGTGATGCAAACTTAGAATCATTGGTAAAGGGTGAAACATTGGTACAATTAATGACTGAACTAATTACAGCAATAGAAGTGATGACCGTAGCAACTGGAGCTGGTATATCTTCGCCACCACTCAATGTGGCATCTTTCACTACAGTCAAAGGTAAGTTGAGAACAATGTTGAGTAATCTAAATAAAACATCGTAATGTCTTGGTCTCTCTTCAAAGCAAATATAATTCGAAAAACCAATCCATATACAACTAATAATACTATTGATGATGTTGCAACCATTTGGGCTGATGAATATGATGCCGCTGTAAAGCGTGGTAAGGATTTCATAAACCTTGAATCGGTACAAGGGGGAAATAAAGAAATAATGAAAACTCTTTTTAGGGTTTCTTTATTAAAAGGATTAGCAACTCCATCTGGTCAAAACTTTTCATTAATAAACGAATTTGGTAATGGTGTAAAAGCATATTGGGCAGGTGCACAAATGAGGCCATTTCCAATACCACTAATACCAGCTCCAGGTTCAATTCAGAACATAGCTGTAAATTCTAATGTGGTAATCAATACTGGAACTTGGCCACAATATCCACCATTAATACCTGTTAGTAAGCCGGATATAATGGTAGATTTGTTTATACTTGCTGCATTAATTCATTTATTTAGTATTGGTGGTATTATACAAACAACATCTTTATATCCATCCATACCAGCACCAATACCAGCTCCAGGTATTATCCCATGGAGTGGTTATTTAGTACCACCAGCGATTCCAATACCAAATATCAACTTCCCATCTGAGGATGGTAGTGAACCACCTGTGATTGAACAAAGTGATGGGAGTGATGGTAACGCTATTACACCAACTGACCAAATTGATGATGATACCAATAATGGGCAAGATAATGGGCAAGGTGTTGGGCAAGATAATGGACAAGGTGATGGACAAGGTGATGGGCAAGGTAATATATTAGGTGGGGATACATCATTACAAAACGTAATAAATGTATCATTGCCTGATATGAGTGTTGATTCATTTGATGTAAAGGCTTACATAGCCAGTTTCCAAAAACAACTTACCGATGATGGGTGTTGTTGTGATTAAAAAATGAAAATACTTAATTTAAATATTTATAAGGAGAGTAAATATAAAAGATAATAAAATGAATACTGATAAATTAGTAAAGGCAATTCAAATTATTGTAGAGAGTGAGATTAAATCAGTTCTACCTGAGTTGGTAAAAGCGGGTGTTAAGAAAGAAATGGCTAAGTTGTTGAAAGAAAACAAACAGCTAAGAGAGGCATTAAAACCAACTAATGAAATGGTTCCAACTCAACCTACATTTATGGATGAGCCGGTTATTTATAACGCATTAAACCAACAACCAACCCAACCCCAAAGAGTGTTGAGTAAGAATCCAGTATTAAATCAAATACTAAATCAAACTCAACCACTTAGTATAAGTGAAAATACAACAAAAAGTGTGTTGGATAATGTACAACAAACACCAACCTATGCTGGTGCACCAACTGAGGTATCTGAAAGGACTATGGAATTTGGTACACAAAGTACTCATACATTGGGACAACAAAGTATCGTTGATAAAATGGGATATGGTGATATGCAACCTGCTGGTAAAAAGCAAGGATTGGGTGTAACAACTGGATTAGCTGGATTAGATAGAATTTTAAATAGAGATAACTCTGAGTTAATAAAAGCTTGGGATAAATCAAAAGGTCCTTGGAGACCGGGAATGTAAATAAATTATGGCAGTTGAATTAGGTTCTAAGATAGTAAAGGATACGCAATCATTCAATGATTATGCGATTGGTATATCTTTGCCTATTCAAATTACAAATACCGCATTTTCTCAAACTTTCCAAACATCGGAACAAGTAAAATCTAACATTAAAAATCTTCTATTAACAAAAAGAGGTGAACGAATATTACAACCCGAATTCGGAAGTGGATTGCAGGAATTATTATTTGAACCAAACGTTGATGATTTTGAGGGTAGAATTGAAGATACTATAAATGAGAGTTTGGAACAATGGTTACCATATGTAACCGCTGAAGAAATTGTAGTTGATTCATCTGATACATTACGAGATAATAATAGAATAAATGTTTCAGTTAAATTTAGAATTGGTGATAATACTGATTTAAACGAAGTAACATTTACAGCACAGGGATAACAATATGGCTATAACAAAAACAAATAAAAACTTTAAGAATAGAGGTAAAGATATAAAATACCTTAATAAAGATTTTGCTCAATATAGAGGAAATCTAATTGAGTTTGCTAAAACATATTTCCCAAAAACCTATTCTGATTTTAATGAATCATCACCAGGTATGATGTTTATAGAGATGGCATCTTATATTGGTGATTCCCTTTCATATTACATTGATGATACACTTAAAGAATCCTTAATGGTTCATGCGGAAGATATTGAAAATGTAATTGCACTTGCACAATATTTAGGATATCAACCAAAGGTAACATCACCTGCGGTAACAACTCTTTCAGTTTATCAATTGGTTCCATCTACTGGGGTAGGTGGTAGTAATACATATGATGAAACCTACTTACTTACTATTAAAGAAGGTATGCAGGTTTCCGATGGTGAAACTACATTTATAACAAAAGATGTTGTTGATTTTTCGGATGATACTGATAGGGAGATAACTATATACGAAACTGATAGTGTGAGTGGTGAAACAACATTCTATTTGGTAAAAAAATATGTTGATGTTATTTCAGCTGAAATTATAACTAAAGAAGTTGAATTTGGTTCTTATGAATCATTTCAAACTATTGAGTTATCAGAAACAAATGTAATTGATATCTATGATGTAAGAGATTCAAATGGAAATAAATGGTATGAGGTTCCTTATTTAGGGCAAGAGATGGTATTTGAAGATTATCCAAATACTGAAACAAACGACCCGGAATTATATCAGTTTAAAACAACAGTACCTTACATCTTAAAAACAATAAAAACACCACGTAGATTTGTTAAGAAGGTAAATGGTGATAGTACAACTACTATCCAATTTGGAGCTGGAGACCCAACTGCTAATGATGAACAACTGATTCCTAACTTAAAAAATGTTGGATTGGGGTTACCTAATTCAATTAGTAAGTTAAATGAATCATTTGACCCAACCAACTTTTTGAAAACAAAAACATATGGAACATCACCATCCAATACAACTATAACTGTTAAGTATTTAGTTGGTGGTGGTATATCATCCAATGTGGCAAAGGGTACGTTAGTTAAAATAAACTCAATTGAGTTTGAAGAAGATATTCAATTATTAAATCCAGCCGCATTAGCATTATATAACGCAACCAAAAACTCAGTAGCAGTTGAAAATGAAGTTCCTGCAACTGGTGGTAAGGGTGGTGATACTATTGAAGAGATTAGAGAGAATTCATTAGCAAACTTTGGTGCACAAAATAGAGCAGTAACTGCAAAGGATTATCAAGTAAGGGTGTTATCAATGCCAACTAAATATGGTTCCATTGCAAAGGCTTACGCTACGGCAGATGGTACATTGGATAACAACTCACCTTCATCTATTTTAAGTTCCCCTAAAGCTCTGCAAGAGTTTACTGATTTGGTAATGGGGTTTGTGGATAAGCCTGATAGTGAGGAACCTGATAGAAGGAGTGTTCAAAAAGAACTACAAAAATTCTTGATTGGTAAAACCTCAAATGAAAACGAAAAGAATAACCCATTTGCAATCAATCTTTATTTATTAGGGTATGATGGTAATGGTAAATTATCTACATTAAATTCGGCTGTTAAAGAGAATTTAAAAACATATTTAAATGAATACAAAGTTTTAACTGATGGTGTTAATATATCTGATGGATTTATTATCAATATTGGTATTAACTTTGAGGTAATAACTTTAAAGAATTATAATAAAAGTGAAGTTGTTACTGAATGTATTAATGAAATGAAAGATTACTTTGATATTAATAATTGGACATTTAATAATACAATAAATATTTCAGAATTGGAACTACTATTAGCAAACGTTGATGGTGTAAGTTCGGTTCCAAAATTAGAAATAGTGAATAAGTGTCATGATAATTATGCACCAAATTCATATAACATAGAAGCGGCTATTAAAGATAAGATATTGTATCCATCTTTGGACCCTTCTGTTTTTGAAATCAAATTCCCAGATGTGGATATAAAAGGAAGAGCTAGATAAATGTATTACTTTTTAACAGCATCAAAAGATGCATCGGTTTACTTACAACAACCTGACCAGAATACTGGATTAGATGAAGTATTGGAAGTAAGTAAGGTATATTATGGTAACATCAAAGATGTATCCAGAGCACTCCTTAAATTTGATTTAAATGGGGTATCTCAAAGTATTGTAGATGGTGATGTTAGGTTAGATGAGGCAACTCTTATATTAAGAGAAACTGATTCTGAAGAACTACCATTGGAATTCACATTAGAAGCATATCCGATTTCACAAAGTTGGGAAATGGGTAATGGTACTCGATTTGATGATATATCAACCGCTGGTGTAACTTGGAATAATAGAGAAGGTGATACAATCCAACGTTGGTTACAAACCGCTGAGTTCTCTGAAGTATCCACTGGTTCATATGCTGGATTGGGTGGAACATTCTATGATTCGGTTTTTGCTACTCAAACTTTTGAATATCTAACATCTGATGTTAATATGGATGTTAAGGATATCGTTGAAGATTGGATTAGTGGTTCAATACCAAATGATGGATTAATACTTAAACTACCATTTGCAAGTGAATCCGATTCTACTGATTATGGTATCTTAAAATTATTTAGTAAAGAAACTCATACAATTCACCAACCCAAATTAAGAATAGGTTGGGATGATACTTCGTTCACAACAGGTTCATTAACTGAACTAAGTTCGGAAGAAATAAAAGTTGGAATCCGAAACTTTAGAAAAGAATACAAAGTAAATACAACTCCAAAGTTGAGAGTGATAGGTAGAGATTTATATCCATTGAAATCATTTACATCTACGGCACAATATGGTATAAGTAAATTTTTACCAACAACTTCATATTATCAGATAAAGGATTATCATTCGGATGATGTTATCGTTCCGTTTAGTGATTATACAAAATTAAGTTGTGATAGTGATGGTAATTACTTCAAATTAAATTTATCTAACTGGGAAGTTGATAGAATATATAAAATAGAATTCAAAGTTGTTATTGATGGTACACCTCAATTCTTCGATGAAGATTATACATTTAGTGTAATAGGGTAAGATGAAAAAACAATCTGGTTTAAAAAACGAACAAAAAGTTCAAAAGATATTAGTATCTGGTTCAGCTGTTTTACCACAGAAGAATTCGGCTGGAGTTCGTGTTGCTAAAAAGAGAAAACCTATGCCGGATTCTCCCATCGTAAAGGGATACCCTGATTTATCCGATATACCAACTGATTCATATGGAAATTTAAGTGAAGCTGGTAAGATTAATACTAATGATTTAGATGGTGGTATTGTTAGTGGAAAATTGGTTAGAGCTAAATATGATAATGCTCAGATAAAAAAATCAATAGATACTAACATATTTGAATTAATACCACAAATTCCAATTGAATTACCCGATACAGTATTACGTTCAGTTTATAATACAGTAACACAATCGGTAAATGATTTAACATTAGAGGTACAATCACTAACAAATGAAGTATCAACTTTAAACTCAACTATATCCGAATTAGAAATCGTAAATGAGAGTTTGAAAATAGAAGCTGATAATGAAAGATTGAAAGCTAATATTGCAGAACAACAATCAACTACGGCTAATGAACAAGTAGCAACAACAACTATTGATTTATCAAACGCTATTCAGAACTCAATTAATGAAGCAATTCAGAGAGTATCATTAACCGCAAGAAATGAATCATTATTGCAAGAGAATACTTCATTAAGAGAACAACTATTCGGATTAGCCGCTCAAACTGCCGAAGGAGCTATTAGTGGTGGTGATAATAATTTTACTGTTAAGGTTAATGGTAACAAAGGAGATGCGGAACAACAATCCGCTGATATCTTCATAAGGACTTCAGCTGAGCAGGGTAATAATCGTATTATGGGTGTTAGTTTAGAAGTTAGTAATGTTACTACTGATAAAACAATAACCTCAATTAATTTCGATGTAACTGATAACAAATGGTTTACAGTTTCAGGTCCATCTACAATTGATTCGGAGAGTTCTGAGGTATATGAGTTAAAATATAATAATTTTGTAATTAATACATTAGAACCATATAAGAAAAAAAATTGGTTAGGTATATCATATTGGAAAGGTTCGGCTACAAACTATTCGGATAGTAAATTAAAGGTTACCGTAAAATTTAGTGATGGTTCAACTGATAACGTAATATTGAGTACTGATTTAAGAAAAAATAGAAAAGGCTAATGGCTATTAAAACATTTAAAGATATTATAAACGATAAGGGTTATCGTATTTCATCAAAAGATAGAGCTATCTTTGAGGAAGGTACTTTACAATCATTCTTTGGATTTACGGATTCGGATATGATTGAGTTTATCTTATATGATGTTAATGATAACCAATTACCACAAGGTGAGTTTGGTGAATTGAGTAGATATATTCCAATGAACTCTAATAATATCAAAGATTATTTCTTAATCGCTGATGGTACAACATTCCAAGCTTTTCAATTTCCATCTGAGTATTTTATAGATGTTGAACGATTGATAAATGAAGCTGGTTATGATAATGGTATTTTCAAAACACAAATTACATTATTAAATAAAAGAGTTGGATATGAATCCCCAAATGAAAAATTGTGGATTAAGGAGATATCTCCATCTAGAACCGAAGTAAAACTTTTACCACTTAGAAATGAGATTGCTGATAAAACTGATTTACTTAGGAGATTTAACGTTATGGTTAATGGTAGAGATTTTAGAGAAGATATCATTCCATATATTTCTGAATTTATAGAAAGTATAACACCATCTACAATTGATTCATTTATAAAAAAGATTTATACTGATAAATGGTATAACAAAATGGTAGCTGAATTTGGTATTGCTGGGTTTGATAGATTAATGACACAAATCCATAGTAAATTCAGAGAAGCTATGTTTAATGAATTTTCTAATAGATATTCATCGATAACTGATAATAATTATGGAAATCCGAAATCAACCGGATTATCCCTATCTTTTTCAAAAGATGATGTATATAAAGTAGCTCAGAGAATAATTGTAGAATGTATTGATTTTTATTTACCAAAACGAACTATACAATCTCAAACCGAATTAGATACAATTTTTGATGAAAGTTATGATAAGGT